TTCATTAACTCCAATTCTGTAACTGTTCCTCTGGTTGCTGTTTTTAAATCATTGAGTACTTTTTCACTATTGGTTATCCTTTTAAATGCATTTTCAACACCTTTAACCTCACTTGCCATTTTTTCAGCTTTCCCCAAGAAATCAGAAATAGCTCTAATAGAAAAAGCTGCAGCTACAGCGGCTCCAATCATCTTAAATTGCTGTTGTACTTGCTTTTGAAATGATGCTATTTGCTTATTTGCCGTGTCTAATCCTTTCTGTAAATCGGCTGATTGAGCTCGTAAGCGTAATATTAAATCGGCAGTGGTCTTAGCCATAATTATGGGATTATTTTATTTATATATTCATTTTAAAAGTTGCCATCATTTATTACTGCTTCCGTTTTGGGCGTCATAGATAAAAGTGCTTCCCAATCCTTTTCCGTCATTGCAACTTTTGATTTGGGTATCTCACGTTTTTCCCAGTAAAATGGCCAAATCTCATTTTTGAATTTGTCGTAATTCATATTGCTCTTCCTATCAAGCTGCGTGCTTACCAAGAAATATGTCTGTATTCTTGTCCGCTCCCATTCAGCTTGAAATTGAGCATCCCTTTGCTTGTTTTTCAAAAAAATAACGCAAGATAGTTCCTGGGGTGTAAACTCAAGAAACTGCTCTGGCGTTAAGCCTGTTAAGGATGATGCAATTACAAAAATTTCATCAATCTTTGTTATTTTTTTTTATCAGGAATGTAGTCTTTAAGCACCTCATTTTGCATATCAATGATTGCTTTATTGTATACCAAAAGTATCTTCTGAAATTCAATATAGCATTCGTCCAAAATCCATTCTATATCTTCTTTTTTAAGAGTTAATTCTTTCTTTGCAGCCTGATGGCCAGATACTAAACCATACCATAAAAGAGCTGGTTGAGCATCTAATGCACCTTGAACCGATTCTAATTCACTATCAGTTTCCTTAGCAGCCATATTTAGCGCATAGTAAGATATTCGAACAGGATATTTTTCACCCTGATATGTAATGAACTCAATCATTATTAAGCTGTTATTTTGGTAAGAACACCGTTTCCGGTTATTTCGCCTGAGTAACTTGCAGGTTGTCCAACTCCTACTTCAAGAGCCACATTAGTTAATACACCTTGACCTTTATAATAGACTGAAGAATCAGAAACTTTAATATAGCAACTAACATCAGTTGCATTAACGGTAATTATTTTATCCATTAAGTCTTCATAACCTGTTCCAACGTGAGTTGCAAAGGTTTGTGCCATTCCGTTAAATGAGACTGACCAAGAATAGTCACCTTGAATAACTGAAGTAGCACCTGCCGAACCTAAACAAGATATTGGTGAAGTTTCTTTAGTAACAGTTAAGCTTGCAGATTGTGCACATCCTAAAGTTGAGCCATCAACCCAAACGCTGATGTTTGCTGGTAATACGTATGCCATAATTATTAAGTTATTTTATTTATATATATATTCATTTAATTTTTAATATATCGCACTGAAATTGAGGATATTTGAGTATGTCTCTTCTTCTAGCGACATAAAGTGATCATCATTTTGAAATTCTATAATCTGTATTCCCCCAGATGTGTAACCGTGTAGCAGTTTAACTAAATAGTCATTTATTGTTTCAAGCTTGAGAGCATCAGGTGTTTTTACTGTTATGGTTAATGAATAATTTGTTGCTCCTAACCCTCCTGTCATACAAGAAATTACACCTGTTTTATTAAATGTATAAACCATTCCTGTTTTCTTGGTCCCAATATTTGTAGGATATAGCTCATAGTAAATTCCATCATCGCAGTATGTATTTAATGATGCGTCAGATGATAAAAGAGTATGTAATTCAGTACCGAAACTCATTATGCTTTACTTATTTTAGCTAATTTTCTGCTTAGGATCTTATCAACCTCAATTCCAAAATCTTCATTGAAGAAATTGATAACACCTGTAACACTGGATAAAATTGCATTCTGTACTCTATGTTGACCAGTAATTTGTCCCCTGTTATATCCCTTTTTTGTTTGTCTAACAACAGTTCCTTTATCAAACCACCTAACAAGCACAGCATCCGGAACTCTATCACCTGATTCCCTTTTATCGATTATAACCCCAGCTTTAAACATCGTACCTCCTGCAAATTCAATACCTACCCGAGGATTAACATTTTGATGGTAAGAGCCGACAACTGGTTTTATTTGTGGTATTGTATTCCTCGAAAGAGATTTGCGTTCAACATTACGAATGATTTTGACGAGCTCCTTGTAATTAAGTGCATCGAGAGCTTCAATGACCTCTCTTGTTCCTTCAAGGTGATATGAAATCATTTCGTTACTCATCGTCATACATTGTTGTTATAAACTTTATACCAGCCTTATTTTCAACATCAACAATCTGATTTATTTTGTAATAGTTATCGTTGTATTTGATTCTAAACTTGTTGTTTATCAACTTTGATTTATTATTATGTCTTATTGTAAATTCTGTTGTGTATACAAGTTGTTCTCGATCATCATATTGAACTGTTCTTGTTGGTGTAAATATCCCTGCCCAAGTTTCAAGATAACTTGTCCATACCTTTGCAGGTGAACCAATAGCATCTTTAACTACATTACTTTGTTCGAACTCAATCTTTCTATTTAAAATCGTACTTAACATCTTACCATTGGATAGTTTTATATGGGAGCAATAGTCTCTTGATTACATCAGTATTCTTAAGATTTCCATACTGATATGAGTTCCTATCCATATCATACAAGTCTGCACAAGTGATTAATATTGCACTTTTGACCATATAAGGACAAGAGACATCAGTTGTATAAAACATTGATGAATCAATGAACATATTACAATACTCTACTGCTGTTGGAATTACGATGTTTTCAAGATAACTATCATCATCGAAATTATCAGGGTCAATACGTAAGTGTGTTTTTACTTCAGATAAGGATACAGGATAACTCATCTTATTGATTTATTTTATATTAAAAGAGGAGGAGTTTATGCCCCTCCTCTTTATATTTATTCATCAAATTAGATTAGACTGCACAAGATGTGTCAGCGCTAAAGTATTTGAATGCGTACTTGTTACGAATAACAGGTTTAGCAAATGTAAGAGTTGTTACTTTTACCTTTGCAGCGTTTGAAGTACCATCAATTACTAATTCAGGTTCACCCCAGATACCTACAACTCCATATTCGTGATTTCCGAATACTGCATTCTTGCTAGAAAGAGCATTAGAGTTGATAGCAGGTCTTCCTGCGATTGTGTTATTTAATGAGTTCCAAGCAAAGCTAATTCCACTTGAAGAAGCAGCCTTTTGTTCAAGATATACTCGAACATCATTACCAGTTACAAATGACGCTCTACCAATATTGTAATCACTCTTTGTAAGTTTAAGCATATCACCATATGATAATCCTGATGCAGTAGCGGCTACTGAACTATCAGTTGCAAGAATTGCACTAAAGTAATCAGCAACGATTTTTCTTTCGTTAGCTAAAATCATATCAGCAACAATACCATTATAAATAGCACTTGGATAATTAACAAGTGACATTTTTGTAAATGATTGTTCGCTTGAATAGGTTTGAGGCTTAAGTTCGACGTTTGCAGGTGCTGCGTTAGCAGTTGATGGGTCGCCTCCTTCAGTAGGCTTACTTGTACTAAGCTGTGCCATATAAGGAAGTTCGTGAGTTCCTGTAAGGCCAGTATAGAACTTAACACCAAGTGCGTTAAGAAGAGTAAAGTTATCGCCTGTTACCATTGATAACGAATTCTCTACATTGACAGGAACAAGACCTGTTGCAGTTGTTGAAGTAATAGGATCAGCACGATAGAATAAACTTCGTTGATTCATTACTTCTGCAGGAATCTTAAGACCACCATTTTCGCCTAAGAATTCTCTTGAACGAGTACCGGTTTTGATATAATCTCTAAGAGCTTCATCAAATCTTGCAGCTACTGAAGATTCAGCTTTTCTTTCTTCTTTTTCAATA